AATTTGAAAATGGTAATGCAGTAAGTCAAATAATAAATGTAAAATTAAAGAGATTTATGAATTTCACAGGTACCTTGATATTACAAATTTTTGGTAAAGTTGGATTGGAAGAAGAAATTGACATGATTTATTGTGAAACATATATTCAATATGAATATGATGAACCTATTTTACTAGATAAAGTACCGAGATATTCGAATAAAAAATCAGCGAGATCATGATTTAATTTTTTTGTAAATTGATGAAGGAAGCGACTATTATATATAATAACTGAGAATATTATGTTTTGATACCAAAATATAATCGAAATTATTTTGATTTTTTATTATCTAAATTTATAATTTAGATAATATGGGTGTTGACGAATATTGTATTAACTGTGGAAGTTCTTTACATGAACATAATGATTGTCCATTTGGAGATTATTTAACTACTGAGCAAAGTTTTGAAATTCAATCTGACACATTAAGCAACAAATATACTGGATTAAAGATTAGGAAATTTCTTGGTGGATTTCTAGCTGAACAAGAAAGTTATTATATTCGAATAGACAAAGAAGTTTTTAATCTTCATCACCTTATTGATATGAGTGAAAATATTCCATTTAAATATACAGATGAAAAACAAGTTGTTAAACTTATGGATGCTATGGATGTAATCATGAAGGTATATCATGATGAGTTATTTGACATTGCTAAACTCTATAAGTATGCTAAGGATTTATCAGATGGTTCATCAGATGATCTAAGTAATTATATGGAACTTGAATTCCTCGATTGTCCTGCGTCTATAATATATAATGGCTTGGATTATGATGATCCTGATTATGATAATTATGTGATTTACTCTAAATATCCAAAAGGATTAATTAAGAGCAGATTTGGACAAGCCACTGCAGATTACTTCTTTAGTGAATGTGATAAAATTCCTAAGTCTTTATATAAACATGCTCGTAGTTATCATGAATACTCAGAAAGAGAAACATATCTTGAAAGTGTGATTGAAAAAGATCTAAAAAAATTAATTAGTGAATTCTGGGATAAAGACACCGCTGAGTATTTATGTGATTAAATTGGAACAAGGATATCTTTAATTTTTTCTTCAAGCATTTTAATATTTGTTTCTAGTTTACTTAATTTTTGTTTTTCATATTTCATTTTTATCATTTCTACTTCTTTTTTCATCTCATCATTTTCTATATCAGCCATGACAATATTATATTGACTACACAGTATATTTGTTTTACATATAGTAATTTTAGATTTGAAATTACACCAAGCGTAATAATAATCATCATCTTCCATATCTAAGTCTTTTACTTTTGCAGAATATTTAACTCCATCAATGATGATACTATCATCCTCCTCATTATTGATGTATTCATTTCGACATTCTTCATCAATCTGAATATCTCCATTTAAGACAGCGTAAATATGATCGACATCTTTAGTGTTTATTAATTCAGATAATTTAGATATAGTAATGTTTATATTCAAGTCAAAATCATGAACATCTTTATAATGAATTTCTAGTAATTTCTTAATCTGATCTTTGGTACAATAATCAACTTCAACAATTTTATCAATTCTGCCCGGTCTAACAAATGCTCTACACTGTTCCAACACAGATAAATCATTACAAGTCATTACAATGATTCTATTATGACCTGAGTCAAGTCCATCAAGCCAGTTAAGAATGGGGCTTAATTGAATATTTCCATATTGTTTGACCATGCCTTTTAACCTACCTCCGTTTACACTTGAATTATGCTTTTGAATAGAATATGCAATGCTGGTTCTATCAATATCTTCAACTAACAAAACATAAGGTCTATCTGTTAATTCATACTCTTGAATTGCTCTATTTATCGATTCCACATATTCGGTGAATTGAGTATTAGTAGTGATCACGCTGAAATCAAGAATGAATATTGGATAGTCTTTGAATAAGATTTTACAAATTGTTGATTTTCCAGTTCCGGGTGGTCCATGTAGAATATAACCTCGCTTATAAGTTGTTCCTTTTTTCTTATAAACTTCCTTGGAGTGTAAGAAATTATGAAAATCATCTACAAATTGTTCTTTAACATTCTTACCAATTGGCTTATTATCAAAGTTAGCATAGTTGACAATATATGATTTACTCCAAGAATACTGACAATAACTAGTATAAGAATCTTCTTTATCTTTTTTATTTGCATTATATCCTGATGAACATTTAAATATCATGATTGATGGTTCTCCTAGTTCTTGATTTATATTTTCAGATCTGACTTTCTTTAAAAATTCATTAACTGCTTGATAAGTATCCCCACTTACAACCATGGTAAAACCTGTATCTTTATTAATATTATTCACGAAATCTTCCCATGTTCCTTGTTGGGGGATTTGTTGAATTTCAACATTGTCTAATTTTATAAATTCATCAGAAATTAAATAGATATCATTTGTGTATCTGATTGTCTTAGAATTTATACATTTTTTATGAATATAATGAACTAATTTCTGACTGATATTAATATATGAAGTATTTATATTGTACTCAATAATTTGCTTATACTTGTCATTTCTTAATTTATAGGTTAACAATCTTCTTTGAATAAAAGGGTTTCCATTTTTTAAGAAGTTAGAAATCAAGATTGATAGAAGTTTACCTGCTGATGAAGAGATAATATATTTACTTCGCTCTTCACCGGTTATTTTGGTGTAAATGTAGTTTTCAAATAGACTACTTAATAATTCTTTTAAAACTTCCATTTGTAATAAAATAATATAATCATGAATTAAAAAAATTATCTTCTTTTAGGAACAACAATATTGTAATAATCTATACATCTTTTTAATGAATCTTTATACAGATTGTATAGATTAATTGTTTCAAGTTTATATTGAATATTTTTTGTCATATGAGTTATGAAAATATCATTACCATCATATGACATTTTATAATTACCTGTTATATTATTGATAAAAAGCAGTTCACCGTTATTAAAACTAAAATTAACTGAGATCATATTCTTGCTAACATATTGAGAATAAATTGAAGCACTTAAAGGTATTTCACATAACGTTCTCATAAAATTAATCGCGCTATTATAATACTCGAATTCTTTTTCATTAAAATGATATTCGAATATAACGGGATTTTTAATCCTAGGATCTAAAGTAGTTATTACAATATAATGTTTATGTGGATTCCAGTGCATAGCATGTTTGATTCCAAATTGATTATGAAATATAATTCCTTTAGTCTTCTTAAATCCAAGCGTTTCATTAATAGGCATTCTAAAAGTTCCTCTAAATGTAGGAATTACCAATACTGGATTATGAAAACTAATATGCATCTCAAAATAATAAAGATATTTTAAATCAAAATATTTCAAATTTGATTTAAGTAAGCCTTAACAGCTTGTTATGTTTATTCCAGCTGATATCCAATTATCAAAGGAAAATATTTTATTTCTATTGGGAATCACTAAGGATATTTACTTGCCTAATTTAGTTGCAGATTTAATTCAAAGATCAGATGAATATATCCTACTTGCTAATTTTATAATTGAGAAGAAATACATAATCGGAGGATTAATAAAATTAATTGGCATGGATAATTATATTGATTTTATTATTAAATTGGAAAGCCCATATAAAGAATTGCTTATAAAATTGAGTATAGAATTTTCTAATTACGGAGTATATATTTATAAGCGCTTCTGGAATAACTTTGAAGATTGTGATCTAAATTATTTCTCAAAGAAAGAATTTGTTTATAAATATATGGAATCATTAACTGACCATGATACCAAGGTACTCAAAAATGCAGTAGTCTCACTTGAAGAATATGAAATGCTAGATCATTTTAAATCTATAATCTTAATACTTTGTAATATAAAATTTAGTTCCGATTTTATAATTAGATTTTTAGAATTACCATTTAAATATAACTCTAAATTAATTATTCCATATCACATGATTATAAATTTATACACAGTCATGAGTAAATTAGATAGTCAGCCTAGATTAAAGGTGTTCTTGGGATTTGCACATTATGAAAAAATAGATCTAAATAAGTTATGGGGACTAACTAACATGGATAAATATAATGATTTATTTCAGTTATACAAACTTTCATATTCTCTTCATAATTTCAAAAAAGTATTCGATGTAATAAGATTTAAAAAAGATAAAAAATATGAATTCTTACTTTGTAGATGTCATTTTATGAAACATGATCATTTAATGGACTTGATGAAATCTACAAAATTTACTTAATTTTTTTAATAATGCCAAACATTATATCTATATTCGATTGCGACTATATTTGTATCACCGGGGTATGTATCAAAAATACTGGAACCAAATCTGGTCATATTAAATCCCAATAAATCTGAATTACCACTTGGTCTTCTAGCAGTTAATCTTTCAATGTTAATCGGGACAGAAACTGATAACAATATATCATCTTGATTAAGCCCAAATGAAAAAGTATCATTTAGATCAAGTATTTGGCCAGGTGGCGTTGCAGGAGCTGCCCCATTAGTATTAAATATTCCGCTCGTTGTAGGATCATCAGCGTTATCAGTCATAAAAGCAGCCTTAATATTAAATCTAACATTACCTGATGATGATGATTCACCCATAAATCTAAATGATATAGTTAGTGGTCTGGCAGTGTTAATATTATCTGGCACTGATATGATAAAACTAACTGTATCGTTCGCAAAACTTTGGAATGAATTTTCTCTAAATCCAAATCCAAAATTAGTTCCAATAAATAAATCTTGATTAGCAGGACTACCAAATACTACTTGACTTGTGTTAATATCAAGTGTTTGACGTTGGGTTGTTGTTGAATTAAATATTTCAGTAAACCCATCACTATTAATTTCTAATCTATTAGGTGGATGAATTTTAATTCTATCAATGGCTGGAACAGTTGTAATTGCAGAAGTTATACGGAATCTAAACCAATAAGCAGATACTCCGTTGATTGTAGTCAATGATTGATCACTAGGTAAATATCCAAATCTATATTGATAATCCCCTGTTTGGAATCTCCTATTAGCAAATGATCCGTAATCAGGATTAGATTCAGTAGACATCATTACTGTTTCATTAAACTGACCAGAGCCATAATATTCTAAAATAGTTTCATTTCTGAGCCCATCTGGTATAGCAGAAGCCATTAGATCGATCTTTATTCCGGCAAATGGAGCGCGCTCATATCCAATTAACAAACATTCATTTACAGCAGTTGAAGCAAATCCATCAGCACTAACACCATCATCAAATTTTACATCATTGGTTATTTCAATAAATCCGCTTCCATTATCGAGTGGTCCAGTTGCTTGGCAATGAAATACCCTCATTCCATTAGTATTAGAATCACCTCCACCAAATACAGCTTCAACTGGATTAAGTGCATCTCCAACATTAAGTTCAGATACAATTTTAATTGCAGGTTCATCTGGCGAAGGATCTTGAAATTCACCTCTAAGTATACCTCCTGCAAAATTAATTTTTGTAAATGTAATCTTACTTGATGAAACAGTAACATCACTGCCCGATGCAAGTGCTAAATCGTTTGTATTATTTTCAAAACTGATTCCACTAATAAGCCCAATACAATTATTACCTGCTAATATAGCCGTAGTAGCATTAGTTATTTTACCCCCATCTATAGTTAAATCAGATCCTTCAATATCTGCAAATAAATCAATTATTGCATTTGAGAAGATATTATATATTAAAGTTTCATTTCCTGATGACTTTACTGATATGATATTAGATAAAATATTATTTCCCTCTACTCTTAATCCTTCAATTCTGAGAAATGAATTACTTCCAGTTATAGTTATTGTACTGATTGTGTTTACCCCGATTGTAAATCTAACTGTTTCACAAAATAATTGAGAATTTGCTACATTTGAGAATAAATATCTTTCTGATCCCGAGAATGAACAATTTCTAATCATATTGTTTTGCCCTTCATATCGAATACAAACTGAGTTAGTCAATCCGGCAGATATAAATTGAATACCATTAATTTGAGCAAATCCAGTCATTGAAAAGTAATGATCAGAAAGCCCACCACCCCCACTCTTGTTTATAAATACATCACCAACTGCAAATAGAGAAGAGTATTGTGGTAAACTTTGATTACTAGGTAGATCATAAACACCTGG